CCGGCCGGCGGCGGCGCGAGCCACGGCATCATGTGGTCGCGGTACTTCGTCAGGAGATCGGCGACGACGTCAGACCCTGGAAAATCCTGAAATTTCGCCCACTCAGGGCCGAGCAGCGGGACCAACGTCGGTTCCGCCTGCATCAACGCGCTGAGCGAATCGGACCCCTCGGCGTTGCGACTCGGCTCCGATTTGCCGACGGTGACGCTGACGCCGTACCGGCCCTTCGACAGGTCGTAGTTTTTCGCCGGATGGTTCGGGTCATCGACGAAGCTCCGCGTCGTCTGTTGATCCTGCGGGCTGTCGTTCGGCAGCATCACGGGTTTCCCAGTGACCGGATGCGGGATGAACGGCGCATTCAGCACGACGCTGCGACTACGGCCTTGCGCATCTTGAATGCGCGCGATGCGCCCGGGCCGATCATAGACATGCGGAATCAAGTCGAGCACGACGATCGCTTCATACTGCATCGAGACATTGGCGAGGTTATCCAAGTACGGGGTGTTCGCTTGCAGCGACTGGTCCTGCAGCGCCGTGATCGCGCGGCCACTGCGATGCGCGGGCGTGTTCTCGCCGAGCGCGGGTGGATAGATCGCCGTCGCCGCCTGCACGAACTGCCGGCCCATCGACAGGAGCTGCATCGACGGTCCCATGCGGCCCACATCCGCCTGCACGCGCTGCGGCGGCGGCATCAGCTGGCCACGCACGATACTGTGATGCGGCAGATACGGCCAGTTGCGCACGTTCAAACTGTTCCAAAAATCCTCGAACCCTTCGATCTGGAGCGGATCCACTTCGAAGGGCGCGCGGGGCTCGAGCGCCGCCATCTCGATGGCGCCGCTGGCGGAATAGTTCGTCAGCCGGATCGCGTCCTTCGCGTTGGTGACCATGCCGAGCCACAGGCGCTTGCCCTTCACGGGCTGCATCTCCCGGCCGATCGTCGGAATCAGCGGGATGTATTGCCCGTCCCACTCTTGCTCCGCTTCGAGTTCCTCCTGGCAGTTGATGACGCGGTGATACACCGTCCGCGTCTCCTGAACGGCGTCGCGTGCGGCGTCGCCCGTGACCGCCTCGCGGCCGTCGGGGATGTCATCCTCCGGCGCGACCGAGCCGTCATCGAGCAGGACGTAGCGCGTCTCGGTGATCTCGACGCGCCAATCTTCGGCGATGCGCACGGTGCGGGTGTCGTCATCGCCTTCGCCGAATTTGACCCATTCGGGATACTCGCCCGCCAAACTGCCCAGCCCGTCGACACCGCCACGCGTGATCTTGGACTTGGGATATTTCCGTTTGTAGTCCACCCACGGCATGTCGTCGATCACCATGGCGCGCTTCATATCGCTCCAATCGGGCTGGCGCGCGAACGGATCGAGGAAGACGTTGCCCTGGTAGACGATGCGCTCGAGGACGAGCCGCTGGTCGAAGGGATGGCCGCCGTTGGGATCGAATTTTTTACTGACGCGATAGACGCCCCAGCCGGCCCAGAGTGCCCGCTGATACGCCCAGGACCGCACGTTTTGGGCACGCGACTCGCGCTCGATCGTGCGATAGATGCCCTGCAGAATCTGCGAGGTCTCGTCGCTGGCATCTTCGGAGAGCGCGTCGATCTTGACGGCGAGGTTGGCCTTGCGCTCTTCGGCTGACACCAGCGCGATCGGTTCATCGATCGAGGCGACGCTGAGATTCGGACGGCCGGGCAGCGCCGGCATCTTGCCAGCGGCGGCGACGGCGCCGCGCTGATTGATCACCTCCTGCGGCCAGGCACCCTCGGCCAATTGGAACGCCAGATCCTCGTCTTCGCGTTTGCGCTGCTGTTTGTAGACCTCGTCGGTGAACGCGAGCCAGTCAATCGCGTCCTGAATCGACTCCCGCACATCCTTGCGTGCCACTAATCCTCATCGAGCAGCAGCACACCGAGACGCATGACATCGCCGGGACTGATCGTCGTGGGCAGTTCACTGATCAGCAGCGGTCCCCAGTCGAGTGTGACCTCGACGGCGCCGAGCTCGCGCATGCGCTCGTTGAATTCGGGCATCTTCTCGGCGCTGACGGTGATCGAGCCGTCGTCGGCCGCGAGCCCCATCTCCTTGATCGCGTCGTTGCGCTTGGCATGAAAGTGCTGCAGCTCCTGCTGCGCCAGGCGCGCGAGCTTCGCGACGTGATACGCCGTCTTCGCCGGCAGCTTCTCCTCGAGCAGCCGCGTCAGCGCCGGTTCCGCGACCACCAGTTCGCCGAGCGCCAACTTGATCACGCGCGGCCGCGGCGTCGGCATTTCCACGACATTCATCAGATCACCTCATTGCAGATGGCAGAGGAAGACATCCTGCCTCGCGATCCCTTGGCCACTATCGAGCCCCATCGTCCCCATCCAGTTGCTGGTGAACAGCGCCCAGGAGCCGTCGAAGTTCACGTGGCCAATCGGTTGGTTCCAAAATTGGTTGGTATTGTTCGACTGCGTATGACAGAAGCGCCAGACCGTCGAGCCGTCGGTCATGATCGCCAGAATCTCGTTGTCCCATGCCCGCCACGCATCCGTATTGCTATCGTGGCGCCAGGTGAACGAGAAGTAGGGTTCCGCATTGCCGCCACTGTTGTTGCGCCAGTTCGAGTGATCCTCGATGTAGACCTCTTGCGGCGTCAGCGTCGCCGGCAGGACGTTGCCCATCGAGTGCGGCGTCGCCAGCGAGCGCTTCGTCCACTGCAAGCCGTCGTAGGTGCCCGACGTCGTATCCTGATTGATCGACAGGCCGTAGCCCTGACAATCGTGGCCGTCACAATGATCGATGGCGTGCGGGGCGCCAGGGAAGGTCGGATCGGTCGACGCGATCGTATACAGCGCGTCGCACGCATCGAGCGTCGTGTCCCAGATGATCACCTTGGGGCGGGACGGCGTCGCGTTGATGTCACCGGACGTCGTGTAGATGAAGACGTAGCGGCCGTCCTGGGATATCGCCACCGAATGGATCAAACAGTTGAACCCGGCACCGCCCGGCATCGGGTGGGTGCCGCCCGACAGTTGGCCGCCGTACACATTCAGCAGCTTCGACGTCCCATCGGTCTTCTGCCAATGCACATGGGTGTGCGAATCCGAGCCGGTTCCCCCGAAGGCGACGGCCCAACTGTCGGTGCTCGAAGTCGTCAGGGCGTTCGTGTAGATGTTTCCGGTCGGCTGCACCGTGCCCGGCGCCGACGGGTACTGCGAGGGCGGCGCGAGGATGGACGTCATCCACGGGTACTTCACGTACAGATCGACCAAGATCGTTTTCAGGCCAGTGGTCAGATCGACGCTGTAGATGGTGCAGTGATTGTCGTAGCCCCCGCAGTAGACTTTGGTCGGATTGAGATAGCTGAAGCTCGGCTCGAGATAGCTCGCGGTGTCGGTCGCATCGATCGTGACGGCGTGCGTCGACCGATTGAATTTGAAAAACTGCGCGCCGCCCGTCGCCTTCATCGCATAGAAGCGCGTACCGTCGCTGTTCCACGTCGCAATGTGGGCGTTGCTCGCGGCATGCAGCGACGTGCCGCCCGCCGTCAAGGCGTCACTCACACGGATCATCTGCGAGCCGAAGGTCGGATCGGTGAAGCTGTAGGGGGCGACACCGAGTGTCGGCGGCGGCGACGGTGGCGTCAGGATGGCGTGATCCGTGCGCGCCGCATACGAGCCGGACCAGCCGCCACTCGGCGGATCGGTCGGCGTGCCTTCGCCGACCGGCGGACAGGTGGGGATCGCCATGGTTAGCTCGGCGCGTCAATCGCGGCGTAGGAGTTCCAGAACGTCTGCACTTGCGACTGCAGCTCGAGATCGGTCGCGGTGCAGGTCGCGGCCTGCGTCGCTTCGTCGTACGTCGTTTTCGGAATCACGTTCGGCCCCATGACGACCTGCGGCCCGGCCTGCGTCGCAGCCTGTCGAGGATCCGCGATCACTTTCTGCGCGTAGAACGCGCGTTGCTGGTGATAGGCGGTCGACGCCGCTTCACTGAGGATGCTCCCGGCGACATTCGCCATCACCGCCGTCAGGCGCTCCATGAACCCGCCCGGCCCGGTATCCCGCGTGAGGGCCATCTGCGCGACCGATTGTTCAACAGCCATCGTGCCTCCGCTATTGGATCCGCAACGAGAAGGTCGCCCAGATCCCGATCGCCCCGGCGGCAAAGGTGCCGCTGGCTGTGGGATCGCGGATCAACCGCACCTTCGACTCGCCGGCCAGGGTGTACGCGTAGCCAATGGGATACCCGGCGCCGACGGCCGGCCCGGCATAGGTCACGCCATTCGGCACACCGCTCGGTGCGACGGTGAAGCCACTGGGGAGCGTGACCCACAGTTCAGTGGGTGTGCCGGTGATGGTCGAATTGGTCTGGATGATCGAGAGGATGATCCACAGGGTCTTCCCGATGACCATGTAGGCATACGTTTGCTGACCGCCGCTGGTGACCGTCCAGGTTCCGGTATTCGACGTGAAGTTCGACGCGGTGAAGCCCACATCGATCCACTCACCGAGCGGCGTCGTGCGACCGCGTTCTTTGATCGTCCCGTAGATGGTCGCGTTGCCACCCCGCGTGACATCGAGCATGTTCACGGGCGTGCCGTACGCGTCGTCGTAGCTGATGATCGTCCACTTCTGCGCGGCGTTGCTGAAGGCGATGACGCGACTGTTGGCCACGGCACTTGTATCGGTCTGCACGAAGGTCGCACCATTCGAGCTGAGCACAATGTTCGCGGTGAACGCATTCGACACATTCAGCAGCGCGATGTTCGCGGCCGCGATCCCCGAATCCTTGAGCAGCGTGCCCGTCGTGTTGTTGTAGGTCGCGAGGTTGTTGACGACCGACGTGCTGGGACCGGTGACGTTGCCGCCAGCGTACACGGTGCCATTGATCAGGACTTGGTCGCTCCCGTTGGTGCCGATGAGGGGAATGTCGGCCGTGTTCGCGGCATTGCGCGCGTAGAGCCCTTGATTGTTTGCCAGCCGGATCGCGCCGCTCTGTGCTGGGTTCGTGCCGATCGAGACTGCAGTGCCCACCGCAACATTGCGGACGCGATTCGACGCAACACCGATGTCGCGCGTATTGTCGCCATTCGGCATCCATCCGGCGTTGCCGTAATACGGATCAATGAACCAGCAATCCGTGCCACCCACGCCTAGAAACAGATCGTGACCCGCCGAGGTATTCACCCGCGCATAGCTCGAATCGGCCGACAGTCGCAGAGACGAGGTACTGCTGCTGTCGCCGTGGACTAAGATCGATCCGTTGCCGACACCTTGGCCGATGATCGCGCTCGTCCCAAAATAGCCCGCGCGGAATTGACCTGAGGGAGACCCCAGATCGAACGAATTCGTCGGCGCGCAAAGCGCACCAGCAAGAATCTCGATGTAAGGACAGGCGTTGCCGAGCAAGAGCGCATTGTTGACATCGACTCCAAGTGCCGGGATGTCTGCGGTGTTCGCCGCATTGCGCCAGGTAATCGTGGCCGTGTTCTGCAGCCGGATGGCGCCACTCTGTGCCAAGGTGTTCGTGGATCCCGCCGCGTTGAGAGGACCCACGCCGAGCGAATTGTAGGCAATCACATTGCCTGCGAGGTCGGTCCACAGCAAGTCATGCCACGGCGCGTTCTCTGGTCCCGCATCTTTCGTCGAGAAGCCCCCGCCATCCGGATCGTCGATCCACAGGTAGAGACTGCGTTTCGTGGCGTCATCGGGGGTGCTTGTGATCGACCAGTCGTCGTTGAAGGTGATCCACAGACTTTGATTCCACCCGAAGAACCGTGTCTTGCGCACGTCTGGTGTGTTCTGCAGCGTGAGCACTGGGACGTGGGCCGTATCCGATCCGTTCGTGAGCAACAGCGAGTGATACGTCGTGTCGTAGGTGAAGTTCGCCGAGCCGCCAAAGGCACCACTCGCGTTGAACTGCACTTGCGTGTTGGCGCCGCCTGGCGTCCCGCCGCCCCCGCCGCCCGCGGGCGTCGACCACGCGCCCGTGCCATTGAGATACTGCGTCGCGCTGCCGGAAAGCGTCGGCAGCAGCCCCTGCGCGCTGGTCGTGGCATTGGCGCCGACGAAGTGCGTCGCGGTCAGCGCGCCACCAATCACGACGCTGCCATCGGGATTGATCTGCAGCGGCGTCGTCGACGGGTACCACGTCGTATCGGCGTAGGTGTGCAGGTAGAGCGGACCGGTTGAGGAATCGAAACTCCACGCCCAATTTTTCGCGCCCGACGGAGCACCCGGATTGACGAACACGACTTGTGGCCCCGTGGAGGCCGTCTCCTGAATGATGTAGTACGTGTCGAGTGTCTGGAAGCTCTTGCCGATCAGATTTCCCTGCGCCGTCAGGGTATCGGGCACGCCGACCGGATGGCCGGTCGCCCCGATCGTGATGCCGTCGCTCCCAGTCGAGCCGATGAGGATGTAGTCGGCGGTGTTCGCCGCATTGCGCGTGGAGACAGTGTCGGTGTTCCCCAACCGGATCTGGCCGCTCTGTGCGGCTCCGGTTGATCCGATCTGCAAGCCGAGCTGCGCCTTTGCGAGCCCATTGAAGTCGACCGTGAGCAGATCGACGAAGCCGGCGCCGCTCGGCCCCTCTCGAGCGAAGCCGCAGCCCCACGTCCCGCCCATGCCGAGAATCAAACTGATTTGTGATGGATCGTCGAACCCGCTCGCGGAGATGTCGTACGACCGATTGTGCGTGAGAAAACTGCCGCACGCGTAGCCGTAGAGGCGCGTCTTCCGCAGATCCTGCGTCTGCTGCAGGATGACGGCCGGGACGTTGCCGGTCCCGCCCGTGCCGTCGGCGCCGCCATTGGTCAGGACGAGATCGAAGAAGGCGCGGTCGTACGTCAAGGTCGCCTGCGCGCCGAACGCGCCGGCCTGGTTGAACTGAATCTGCTTGTCGGCGCCCGCGACGCCCCCGCTGCCGGGCGTCGTCCAGGCGCCGGCACCGTTCAAAAATTGCGTCGCCACGCCGCTCAACGTCGGCAGCAACCCTTGCGCGCTCGTGGTGGCATTCGCGCCGACGAAGCTCGTCGCCGTCAGCACGCCGGCACGCGTCAACGAGGCCATCACCGTGAACGTCGATAACGCGTCGTCAATCGCCGTGACTTGGAATTTGGCCGCGTTGTTGTAGAGACCGATCCGCTTCTGGTTGGCGGCTCCGGCGGCATCGGTCAGGAAGAGCGCCGGAGGCATCCCCGACGTCTGGATGGTCTGATTGAGCGTGAAGACATTCCCGGCGTTGAGCAGCGGCAGATTCGCCGAGGCGATGCCACTGTCTTTGATGAGCGTGCCGGTCGTGTCGGCGAATGTGACCACATTGTTTGTGGCGGCGCCGACGGGTCCGGTGACATTGCCGGCGCTCAGCGCGACCCAATTGCCGACGCCGTTGAGCACTTGCGTGCTCAGCCCCGAGAGCTTGGGCAAGAAGCCATGGAGGGCCGTGGTCGCATTCGCCGTGGTGACGTCGGTGAGATTCAGCGCGAGCTCGGAGAGCCGCCCCCCTTGCGCCACCGTCATGTGCGTGTGGACGGCGAGCGAAAAGTCGCTGATGGTCGGCGTCTGCAACGTCGGCGAGGCGAGCGTTTTGTTCGTGAGCGTCTGCGTATCGGTGAGCCCGACGAGTGCGCCGGTCGGCAGGGTTTTGCCGCTGTCGCTGATCGCTTTGCCCGTCGTGCTCGAGAAGATCGCCACGTCACCGATGACCGCCGATGCCGGCCCGGTGACGTTGCCCGTGCCGCCCGAGCCGGGCGGCGTGGAGAAGTTGCCGGTGCCATCGAGATAGAGCGTCGCGCTGCCCGGCAGGTGCAGCCATTTCGCGCCGTCGATCGGATCGGTCGTGTCGCGCGTGAGAATCGAGCCCGTCGGATCCTGCGAATCGAAGGTGTGGTTCAGCAGGTCGACCATGCGATTCCAACTGGTCGGCTGCAGCAGCGTGGCATCGTTGTTCGGGTTCGGCTTCTGGCTCACGAAGAGCGGCGGACTGAGCGCCATGTCAATCGGCCACCCATTCGGTGCCCGTCGGCCCGGTGACGGGTGTCGACGGCACTTCGGGAATAAGGATGCTCGGCGCCGCCGCGAAGGATGACCACATCGGATCGATCGCGAGTTCACTCGGTTTCACGTTCGCCGTTTTGATCCAGTAGAGGCCCGTATCGGCATTGTCGCGGAGCTGCGGATCGATCGGGACGCCTGCGCGCCACTCCGGCCACAGGACACACGCGAGATTGTCCATCAGCGGCAAGTCGTAGCCGTCGGGCACGATGAACGTGTCCGTCACATTGACCGGATCATTCACCGCCCACGGGACGACCGACGTGAGAAACAGATTGGGTTGCGTGGGGACCGGATACAGCCAGATACCGCCGCACCCCAGTTTCCATCCCGAGGCTGCGGAGTCATACAACGGTTGATAGCGAATGAATTGCGGGTAGGGGGCGGTGAGAGTCTTCTGGGGGATCGCAAAATATTGCTCGGCGGTCAGCGGCGTGAGCAGGGTATCCCAGGGCGGATTGACATTCTGATCACTCAGAATCCATTGAAGCGCCGTCGGCTGCGCGGGACGTGGCACATTGAAATCGCCACCGGGGCCAATGGTGTAGCTCGCCTTGCCTGGTGTGAGCGTGACCCCTGCGGCTCTCACCCAGACGGGCACCGTGAGTCGCTGGAGCCGCCACATCCCCAACATGCCTTTGAGCCGCGCGAACCCGTCGCGGAGATCTTCCGGCGTCGGCAGCGCGTTCGACTCGATGACGCCGATGCGACGGAAGGATCCGCAGACGAGATCCGCGACGGTGCCCATTCCTCACCAGCCGCCTGCCAGAGAGACGGTGATGGCGCCCCCGACCACGGCGACCGAGACCCGCGCGCGGATCCAGACATACGCGCCAGGACCGACGTGCGCGCAGTTTTTTTTGCCGCCGCTGATCGTGGTGCAATCGAAGGTCGAGAGTTGGGACGGCGTCGCGCCGGTACCGTCGTTCGGATTGTCTGTCTCTTCGATGAGCAACGTGCCCGCGGTGATCGTGCCGCTGCCCGTCGTCGTGATCACGAGGTACAGCGGGCCGCCGAGCAGTTGCACCCATTGGCCCGTCCCCGCGGTCACGCCCGCACCGGGCTGACCGAGCAGGTACTGCAGCGGCAAGGGACCAGACATCAGCTGGCTTTCTCAGCGGCCTCGGTGAGTTTGTGTTCTTCTGCTTCGGACTCGACGACGCGTGAGACACCGCCGACGTCCACCCATTTGGGATAGGCCTGAGGGACGGGTCTGAGCAATTCCTCTTTGCGCGCCTCGAGCTGCGCGATGAGCGTATCGATCTGCGCGGGTGTCAGCGCCGCTTTTTCCTCGTCGGTGATCGGCGTGTCGTACGACATCGCAGCCTCTCTCTCTCCTGCACTCGCAGGAGTGTCCAATTCAGCGCTCTTCGGGTTCGGCGACGACGCGTCGAGCTTTTTTGACGTTGCGACTGCCGGGGGGACGTCCGCGTCGGGCGCTGCGGGGGACGCCGACGACGTCGGTGACGTGCTGGTGTGTTTCGGCGCCGGCCGCCGCGAGTTCGGCTTGGGCGCGTGGGGAGAGACGCTTGGCGGCCCAGTTCGCTTCCGCGGCGGCATTGGCGATGTCCTGTTCCAGCGCTTCGTGTTTGTCGAGTGCGCCCTGGGCCGTCTCCGACCAGCCGGCCTTGAGCGCATGCTGCAGTTCATGTTCATCGTTGACGATGAGGTAGCAGCGCCGATTGAACGTCTCGACGGCCAGACAGGCGAGGTCGAACGCGCGTTCGGTGGGATAGCACTCGGCGAGCGGTTGTACATCCAGGCAGAGGACTTTGCCGAGCGCATTTTTCTGCGCCTTGTAGACCATCAGCGGAAACCGTTCGATGCCGATCGCGCCTTTGCCAGGGATGCGCTGACCGCTGGCGTCGAGAATCTCATCGCCGTTGGAATCGACAATGAACCGATTGCGCGGGGTGTTCCACTGCGCCAGTTCGCGACCGTGCGCGCTCTCGACGGGAATGTGAATGCTCATCGTCGTAGCGCCTCACCAAAATGACGGGCCGGAAGCTCCGGCCTTCAGGCCGGAGAGGAGGCCCGCCCCTCTTCTGTTAGAATTCAAGGAACCCAGCGCGTGATTCTGACCTATTGCTATCGAATCAAAGATTCGAACCACACGAATGCTCTGCGTCGGCAGGCGCGGGCCGTGAATTTCGTTTGGAACTTCTGCGGCGAGACACAGCGGACGGCGAAGCGATGGCTCCGACGCTCGCCATCGGCCTACGATCTGCACCACTTGACGGTAGGCACGTCGCGTGAACTCGGCCTGCACTCGGATACTGTGCAGGATGTCTGCACCCAGTTTGTGCAGTCGCGACGGCAATATGGTCGCCGACCACGATGGCGCGGCAAGAAATCGTTGGGATGGATTCCCTTCAAGGCGCGATCGATTCAGATCCGTGGCGATCAGGCGATCTTCCTCGGCCGAAACTATCGCTTGTGGCTCTCGCGGCCGATTGAGGGCGTAATTAGAACAGGTTCTTTCGCTGAGGATGCGCGCGGTCGTTGGTATCTGAACCTGCAGATTGAAATCGCAGAGCAGCAGAACTGTGGTGAAGCCGAGGTCGGGATCGACCTGGGTCTGAAAACGCTCGCGACCTGTTCGACGGGTGAGCAAATCGCCAATCCGCGCCATTTGCAGCAGCACGCCGAGAAGCTGGCTACAGCGCAGCGCGCTGGACGCAAAGCCCGTGCGCAGGCGATCCACGCGAAGATCGCCAATGGCCGACGGCATTATCTGCATCTCGTCTCGACTCGACTCGTTCGAACGCATCGATTGATCGTCGTTGGCAACATCAGCAGCTCGCGACTGGCGCGGACACGGATGGCGAAATCCGTGCTCGACGCTGGTTGGAGCATGCTGCGTACACAGCTCCGCTACAAAGCCATCAGGCACGGCGCGACGTACGTGGAAGCCGACGAACATGGCTCGACCCAGGTCTGTTCTGCGTGCGCGGCACGCAGCGGTCCGAAAGGACTGCAAGACCTTGGAGTAAGAACGTGGACCTGTGTGGCCTGTGGCGTCTCGCATGATCGGGATGTCAATGCTGCTCGGTTAATCCTTCGTTCGGGGCGGAACGCCGCCCTCCAGTTGACGGAAATCCCCGGCCTTTAGGCCGGGGAAGGCGTTAAGCAATGCCCGCGATGATCTTGGTCGCGGTCCCGCTGATCGGTGTCGCGGTGAGCGGCACCCAGCTGCCGCCGTTCGCGTAAGCTTTGAACGCCGTCGGGCCGCTCGCGTTGTTGGTCAACGTCGTGTAGCCGGCGCCGACGCCGCCGAGGCCGCCGGTGAACGTGATCACGTGCGCGGCGATGCCGTTGCCCATGATGGTGAGTTCACACCCGTCCATGTCGCGCGTCGGCGCCGGCACGGTGAGCGTGATCGGTGTCGCGCCGTTCAACGTGACGCGCATGTCGGAGCCGGCCGGCACCGGTGGCAGTGTCGACGTCGCGCTGATGCTCGTCTCGAGCACCGTGCGCGTGACGGGCGTCATCGTGACCGTCTGCGGGGCCGGCGTCGCCCAATCGGCCGCGGTGCCGTGTGTGACGGACGCGCCGACTTTGTGCGCGGCCGTGGCGGATCCATCGCGCCCGCGCAAGATCGGCACGTTCACACTGCCGGCGAGATAGGCTTGCGCGACTTGGCAGATCTCCTGATCGATGTCGACGACGCGCCCGACCGCGAAGCTCGCGGCGTTCGCGACGACCATGACGGTATCCGTGATGTTGAGAGGCGACGCGAGGGTCGTGGTTGCGATTGCCATATCGGTGCCTCCCTAACCCCAGATCCTGCAAGCCAAGCGCGCCTGCAGCGTGGCAGCGCCTATGAGCATGTCCAGGCGCGTCGGTAGCTGGTCAGTGTTAATGGAGTACTGTTCGACCATGCGGATCGAGAACCGCAGCGCGCGCGAATTCACGACGGTCGCTTCCGCGCCGGCCGATGGCTTCACCAGATCGGCCATGACGAACGTGGCGAAGTCCGGGTGATACACGAAGCTCTGACGACTGCCGGTCGCCGCGAGCGTGCCGTTGACCGCACTCGTCGCACCGAGCACCGTGATCGCGGCGTTGGCTGCGGGCGACACATCGACGGTCTGGAGCTGGCCACTCGTGATGATAGGCGGATCGATGGCTAAGGCCGCGATGGCGCCGCCGGAATCCTGAACAGTCGCCTTCACGACGAATTGCTGCAAGCGGCCGTTGCTCGAGTACGCGAGTGGGTTGACGCTGTTGACCCCCGCGATCGTGAAAACGTCGCCGCGATTGAGTGTCGTCGCGCCGCTCGCCCAGCCGGAGGTATTCAGCGTGGAGCCGGTTTGATTGGCGCCGTTCACGACTGGCGTGCAGCTGGTGAACGATCCCGTGGTGTGATTCGGGACCGCCGGATCCTGATACCACTCGTCGACACCGAGTTGCTGCCGCCCGAACATCCCCATCTTGTAGTTTTCGCTGATCACGGCGGTGGGGTTGAACAAGTTCGAGTTGGCACCGGCAATCGTCTGCATCGCGGCCGGATCGAGACACGCCTTGCGTCCGCGTAGCGGCGTCGCGGTGTCTGTCAGCTTGGTCATCGCCTGCAAATACAGCGTCTGCGTGCCCGGTGTTTGACCAGGCGTGCCGACCGAATTGGCGATGTCCCGATAGACGCCTTGGAAGAACATGACCTCTGCGGCGTTTGCCAGCGCTTCCGCCCCCGGCTGCACATACCGTTGCCGAATCGAGTCCAGCTCGGTGGTCGCTTGCGCGCTCGAGTAGCCGAATGCGACTTGCTTTTGGTTGGTGAGCGTTACCGGGACGGTCTGATCGTAGATGTTCTGCAGCTGCAACGCTTGGCCATCAGTAACCGTGAAACGCTGGGGCATCCGCGCCATGACGGTATTCCCCACCTTGGCGCCGGACTGCACGTATTGGTCGTCGTAATCGCGGTTGATGTTGCCGTCCGCGAGGACGGTGAGGTCGTTGACAAAATACCTCGCCGTTTCTTTGGTCACCCAAAGTGAATTGGCGATCGTGTTCATCGCCGCTCATCCCCACGCGCGGCGTGCGCGCGTGATCAGCGCGGATGCGATTGGCGAGCGCGAGCTGCGTCGCGAGCGTTGCCTCGACGAAAGAATTCTTCGACTGGCAGCTGGCTCTCGTCTTCGTCATCGTCGCTGATATGGGGCGAGCCGGTCACTGGCTTATTGATTGGCTTCGCCTGTGAAATCGGTTGTGGTTTCGAGCCTGGGCCAGGGGAAGCAGACTCAAACCGGCCTTCGATTTTCCCCAATTCTCTCGCGACGAGCGCGGGGTGCAGCGTGGAGATGCGCTGAAAGTCGGCGTAGTTGCGGCTGAAGTGATCGAGCAATGCTGCGGTGTGATCGCTGTCGACGATCAGGTCACCGAGCATCGTGCCCAACTCGGTGGGCGTCGTGAACTTCACATCGATGACTTTGGGGTGCAAGGCTTTCTGAAAACCGGGATGCGTCGTTTCGTACTCGGCGAGTTTTCTGGTGAGCTGCGTGGTGCGCGTCGTGTAGATCTCGCGGGCGCGTCGCGCGCTTTCGATCCGATGATGTTCCTGGCGCGTTTCCCAGCGCGTCACAGCCCGCGACCAACTGCCGTACGGATCGGCCTCGCGCGCGAACTGCTCGAGTTTTGGTTCCGGATCATCCGGCAGCGTCGGTATCGGCGGCGGCGCCGACCGAGGCGGTTCTGCGGCGCGTGATTCCGGTTCGGCGGGACGCCGCGTCTGCAGCGTCGCGAGCTCGTCGCGCAACCTGGTCAGTTCCGCCTGCGCGGCCTCGACCTCGCGACGCGTCGAATGTTTGGTCGTCGTCAGTTCATCGATCTCGGCCTGGATGGACGCCTTGCGGCCGCCCGCACTGCGCTTGTCGGCGGCAGGTTTCGGCTTTTCGCTCGAGGCAACTGACTCCGGGGATTCGGATGGTTGCGCGGCGGGCGGCTCGGCCTGGGTAGCGACAGGCTCGACCGCCTCACCGCGATCACGCGCGTTGCCTCGAGCGAAAAATTCTTCGACGGGGAGATCGGCTTCGCTCTCGACGGGATCGAGCGATTCGTCAGCCATTACTTTGTGCAGTGACCATCGAAACGGACCCGCGCGACAGGAGATATTTCCGACGACATCGCTCCTTGTCGCATACTCGGCAGATTCGTATTTGGCTGCTCCCTCGTATCTCGATTCTTATATTTTCGCCGGACAATTCATGTCCTCGCTTACAGTGCGTCGGAGGACTCCACTTGACCGTCGGCGTCCATGTCGTTGAGTCCGGCCGATAATTGGCTCTCGCATCGTATCCGAGTCGTCGTAGCTTCTGGATCTTGTTCTTCTGCTGAATGCAGCTTCGACAGAAGTTGTCCAACCCATCGACCTTGCGCATTGCGTTCCGATTGAATTCACCGATCGGCTTGACAAATTTGCATCGACTACAGATTCGGTCGGTATTCGGATTGCCGCCAGCAGCGAGAATGCGCGCTCTGAAATGCAGGAGGCTATGGTACGCGGTGTCCTGGCAGATCACCAATCTAGCCGAGTGGTTTGTTTTGTCGCCATCGACGTGATGGACCTCAGCGCCCGATGGTAGCGGCTTTCCTAACGCAGCTTCGGCACGCAAACGGTGAACAGTATCGAATCGTTCGCCTCGTCGCCCTTGTGCGGCATAGCCCTTCTTGCGAACTCTGTCGCGCTTGCGAGCTGCTGTCGCTTTAGCCTTCATCTCCGGAGTCAGTAAATGCTGGACTGACATCTACTTGATCCGAGATTTGTGAAGCCAGGCCCCAAGATTCCGCGCTGGATGACTCCCGCCGCTCGAAACGCGCGGCATCGAGACGCTCGGCGAGGCTGACACGCGGGGCATCTTCGGCGCGGCGCTCGAGACGCGCGGCGTCTTCACGCGCGGCGCACGCGGCTTCGACACATGCTCAGGCAGGAAACTCTGCGGCGTCGAGGCGAAGTCCTTCAACTGCTGTGTCGTCATCGTGTCGCGCAGACGTTGCGCTTCGGGAAACGTTGCTCCCCCATAGGCGGCGCCAAAGAGACGCTGCTGTGATTTGGATCGGCTCGGCACGATCGTGGTAGCCCTAGGGTGCCGACCTTACGCGTCGCCTTCGGCCATGTCAAGCAGGGGGCCACGAGGGACGGTGGTCGCCACCGGCTCAACAATACTCGCCGGGATCCTCGGGACGACAAATTGGTACGTGATATGACACACGTCGCAGTACCGCTGCACAAGGAAATCCGGCGGCGCCGGCCGCTCGCCGACGCCCGCGAGCGGACTGCCGCACTTTTCGCACCAGGTCGGCGGCATCATCACGACGGTTGCGCTGTAGAACCCAGACATATTTCCGCCTCCTTGGTTAGCAGTCGTGCT